ATGCGGTGACGTCTTCGCTGTATACGCCGCCGTGGAAAGTCACGTCCACGGTACTTAATTCGCCGAGCGCGAACGTATGCGGAAGTTCGGCCAAGAACGCCCCAGTAAGGGTAAAGCCGGGATTAGTTGCGCTATCTGCGCCTACTGCGGGCTTTACGACGACGGTAGTAGTTGTACCTACAAGGCTTTTTAGTGTCGCGTATGTTTCGCTAGCGGCATAGGACATATAAAGGGTAAGGGTTACTTCGTGGTCGCCTAAGCCTTTTACGTACTTGTTAGCGGTATCGCCAAAAGCTGTCGCGGTAAGTTCTGCGTAGCGTTCGGTAAATGTGGCCGACGTACATTGGTCGGACAAGTCCACGCTATTTACGGTTACTACTGGGTTGCTAAGAATGGTGGAAGTAGCCATATGGTTTAGTCCTTTTCTGGGTTGTCCTTCTTGGAGACTTTACTAGTCTTGCGGGTTGTTGTGGGGGAACTCTCACCAATGAACCCGCCTAGTAGTAGGGCTTCAATGTCGTAACCCTTAGCGCGCGCGGCTTCTTCGTCGAATTTTGCCCCAACAACGCCTACGCGTTCCGAAAGAATAACTAACACAACTTCTCCTATGCGGTCTGGGCTTGTATAGATAATTGTAGGTCGTACGCGGGTAGTTCTGTACCGCCAATAATTGCCACGGTTGGGCGACCTTCAAGTACCCCGATATTTGCGTTTAATAGTTTTGCCGCAAGGTTCATTAGCGAGCGTTGCGCGTCAAGGTTCGCAGGGCCGAGAGTGATTACTCGAATGGGGTAACGCATTTTTACTATGTTTCCGTTAAACGCCTCAAACGTGGGCGCGTCAATAAATACACACGGGGGCGCAAGATTACGCGGGTCGGTTACGACTTTAACGCCACTAATGGCCGCTATTTTGGCGGCTAAGTCGTCTAAGACTTCGTTAAATAAGTCTGTGTACGCGACGGGCATTATGCGCAAGCGGGGCGGTCAATGCCCAATAGTTGTTTAACAATGGCGGATAGACCCGTATAGGACGCTGTACCCATTTGGTCGAATGACGCGAAACTGTCGCCAATACTTCCACGGGAACGGTATAACGCGCCTGCGTATTGTGTTGTTCCAAGCTTTACGGCTTCGTTAGGCGCGACGGTTGGGCTATCTAAATACCCCGCTTCTTCGCGTCGCCTAAAACAAAATTGGTTAGCGGCTGTCGCGCATTGTTCTATAAACGCTTCGTCTGCGGCCGTTGCTACGCCAATACCTAACCAGTCTTCGACGTCGTTACCGTCTATCCAAGTACAGGTAGGGTCGTCGTATAACGTTCCGTAGGGCTGTACGGCCGCGCGTGTTACGTCGCTACCTGCGTCGTAAAACAACACTTGGTTAGGAATAGGTACGCCCGAGTTATATAACAAGTCGCCTTCGTTATTAACTCCGATAAACAAGTACGCCGGTAGCGCGGTAATCATATAAGTACCGTTCATACCGTGACTTAATCCCGAAACGGTTACGTATTCGCCCACTTCTAACGCGGGTTCGGTTAGTAGTTGAACTACTACGTAATCGTCTACGCGTTGGTTGTGCGTAATGCTGTAGACCGTCATAGCGGCCACCCGCCTTTCGGTTTAGGCGTTTACAAGTTTTACGAACTTGGTGGCGTCGGCCATAAACGAGGCCGCATACCCTCTGAAACTAATCGTACGTCCCATAACTTGCGGTACGTCGATAGACAGCGCGCCTTTCATTTGTTCGTAGAACTCGAAACCTGCGGCTGGGCCTGCGGCGTGACCGATAACGCCCGAGAGTGAACCCGAACCAGTACCGCCCGCGCAGTTCTTGTCTACAACAAGAGTAAGGCCGAGCGGGTTACCGTTCCAAGAATTCGCGGACTGTGTTCCGCTTGCGTTCATTGGGCCGACTGTTGGGAATACTGGGCGTCCTGTTGTGTCTACCAACTGTCCAAGTTTTGCCCAAGTTACGGGGTTCATTACCCAGTGTGTCGGCAAGTAGTTAGAACTTGCAGAGATTTGGTAAGCCGCTCCGTAGATAGCTTCAATCCAGTCGGCTGGGCTTGTCAAACTTGTAACGGTTTCGGTCTGGGTTGTACCAGATACCAATTGGTCTACTGCGTAGTTGTCGGTTGCTTGTCCGTAGGCGATAGCCAACTGTTCGAGAATGATGTTTAACGACGCTGGGTCAGTCCAGTCCAAGTCTTGTTCGGACACGGTTACGTATGTTCCAAAACTTAGTTTGCTTACGTCCGAGTTTGACACGGACACGGTTGAAGGGTCGAGCGTGTTTAACTGTCCCGTTGGCTGTTCGGTGACTACTGGGCGTGTAACAATTTTGGGACGACGGAAAGTAGCCCCTGCGGACGGCATTGCCTTAGTTCCGATAGCACTAACGAACGGTCTAATGGGGTTAAGTCCGTCGTACACTCCGCCCGTGATGATTTCTGGCAAAATGCCGGGAGTGTCGGCCGTAGTGACATTTGGAGCCGCGGCCGAGATACGCGCGTTCATTTCTGCGAATGCGGTAGAACCTGCCGCGAAAGCGACCATATATTCCGCGGGTGTTGGAAGCTTCGGGGCAACGCTTCGCGCTTGCGCCCATAGTGGCGTTACTGGTGTAGACGCTTCGACTGTTGCGTTTTCGACGTTGTCCATTTCTGGGTTCTCCTCTTGGGGTTCTGTGTTGTCGTGGCCGTCGTCGGGTTCGTCCTGTTCTTCATTATTACCCGCTTGCGCGGCTATTTGGTGGATACGTGAAGTTTCGAAAGCGGGAAGCGGCACCATTGACAATTCGTCCCAACGACTAGCGGTAACGACCATTGTTCCGTTTTCGTCGTATGTGTATTCGGTTGGTACAACGCCAACAGAAACCGCGTCTAATACTCCGTCCATAGCAAGCGTTAAGGCCGCGTTACCTTCGGGAATGTCGCTAATACGCGCGGTGAAGTACATACCCGCGCCTTCGCCTTCTAACACTTCGACGCGTTCGGTCACGATACCAATAGGTCGGCTTGTGTCGTGGTATTGGAGAAGTTTTGGAGCGCGTCCGTCTGTAGGTAATGACCCTGCGACGAAGCGTACGCGTGTCCCGTCCGCGGTCGTAGCTTCGGGGCCGTATGGGGCGGCTAGTCCCATAATTGTACGGCGTGGCGTACCGTCTGGGGCGGCCGCGTCAATGCTAATAGGGCTTGGGGTAAAACGTAATACGTTCATTAGTCCATATCCTCGCTTGTTCTTTCGGTTGTTGTGTCGTTACGTGTTTCGATTACTTCGGTCGTTTCGCCGTTGTTATTTAATTCTTCTAAGTAACTATCGACGTCTAGACGTACAAACGTTCCGCGCGGTAGCACGTTGTCGGCCGACATTGTTTCATTCCAACATTGAATAAAGTTTTTAGCCGCAAATAAATACAAGTCTTGTTTAGCTTGCGACGCGTTCTGGTAGTTGTAGCCACCGACTGCGATACCCGCTAAGTACGGCGGAATATTTGCGACGCGTGAAAGTTCTAACGCTTGGAATTGGCGACTTTCAACTAAAAGCATTTTGTCTGGGGTTACGTTCGTTGGTTCGTACGTCAAAAATTCGTTTAGGGCGGCCGTCTGGTTAGTTAAACGTGCTTCGTTAAATGCTTGCGCCATATCGGATAGTTCCGCGGGGCTTAACGGCTCGCCGCCAGTCTGTCGAAGTACGCCCGCCGGTATCGCGCTTCTCGCATTGCGTTGTACCGACTGCTCCAAGCTTAAAGCCGTGTTAATAGCTTGTTGAGACATATAACAAATACCCTGAATAGGGCTTAAGAATTGGATTACGTCTCGACTATCTACGGGTAATCCAGAAAAATAAATTTGGTTGCTAGGGCCGAACCACACGGGGCCGCTCTGGTCTTGTGTTGTCACCATTGCGGCGGGAAGACGCGTAAACGACGCGGGGAAACCGTCCTGCGTTCTACTCTGTACGTGCCAAAACGCACGGCCGTAGAAGAACAAGTCGTCGAATGTCCACGACATAATAAAGTTATTAGTAACTGTTGGGTCGAGACGACGACCCCAACTACGCGGGGCAATTTCAACGGCTTCCATTTCTTCGCCGTTCCACATTTCGCGGTAAAACTCGATAGGTAAACAACCGAACATAGACGCGATTAAGTCACGCGCGCGCGAGATAGTCGGTACAGACATAGCGCGGGTACGCGCGTCGCCGTCAATGTAGGCGTAAAAGTTGCCAATTTGGGACGCTCCCGCATTGTACCCTACGGCCGCTTTTACTGCGGGTTCGCTAGAAGTAGCCATAGCCGCAGTTCTGTTACGCGTAAAAATTCCCATACGTCGAAAGTGTACGCCAATAGTGGCGGCATATGGGGGAACGCCCGTAGTCATTCCCCGACAGAACAACTACGGACGCGTCGTAAGCATAGCCCTACACAACTACTAGCGTCGGCTTCTGTCTTGACTGTACGCGCGAAGCTTGCGCGGCCGCGAAGACCATACAACGCGCTAACTCGATAGGGCCGCTAGACCTAGCAGAAGATAGCGATACCGACCCGTTCGCTTTAACCATTACCGCGCGTTCGACGTGTTCAACTAGTGACAGTTCCCCAGTATGAACTAGTCGGCCTTCGGTAATCATTGCCCTAACGGGTTGTGTCCATTTGCCTAGTTCTCGATACCCGACAATGTTTCTGCGTCGCTCCCATTTGGGCGCGCACGACAATTCCATAGACGGCGGAATAGACAACAATAATTTAGGGTCGCCGGCGAGAAGTGTTTCTATTTCGCGCCAACAAGCCGCCAAATTATCGACGGTGAACGCAACGGTTACCGCTACCTTGTCTCCGTCTTGGACGGCTCTAACCCCGACATAGTGCGCGCTGTCTACTGAACTATCGACCGCTAATACGCCGCCACTAGGGATAGGGGCGTCTGTTTTTAACGTGTCAAATAGTCCCGCTTCTAGCCACCCGTTCGCGGCCGACGTAAACATATTTACGGACGAACGTAGGAACGCTTGTCGGTTAGGTGCTTTAGCTTCCGCTTCCAAAACCGAGACGGGCAGTAGGTGACCCATTGAAGGGTTACTAAATTCCCAAGCTTCGACGGTTAGCGGGTCAAGTCCAGACGGGGGCGACCATTCGGCAAAATACATAGGGCCGACTTCTCCCGCGTCTATCTGTCGTAACCCTTGACTACGCCACCTAATCATTGCGGTAGACGCTTCCGTACCCGCGGTCGAGAACATAAGACACAACGGGTTTTTACGTGCGCGTTGGGTAGGTAGTAAACCTTCGTCGATAGCGGCTTCCGAGATAGACCAAATTTCGTCAAGTAGTACTAAGTCCGCGGAGTAGCCGTGTCCCGCTTGCGGGGTGGCGGCTCTAACTAGCCACCTATGCGGCCCCGTTAGTTCGCCCGTTTCTGGGTTGGGTACAAATACTTCTAGTTCGTTACGGCCATACGACCACGACACTTTTGCCCCGTACTTCACTTCCAAAATTGGGGCTAGGTACTTAAACATAGATACCGCTAGGTCGAGTTTGTGGGCGACACTAATAACGGTCTGGGGCGTTCCGCGTCGGGCGGCCTCGACCGTCAAGAAGTGACCTAGGACGCTAGACATAAGAAGGCTTTTACCGTTTTGGCGCGCTACCGAACAGTACCCAATACGACGTAGGTAGTCCCCGTTGTCGTCCATAGCTGTAAACCCACCCGCGACGCGAACCTGCCACGGAAGTAGGTCTACGCCTAGTACCTCTTTTGCCCACCCAGATATTTCGTCCGCTTTCGTTGTGGCCGTTTCTGGGGTAATCGTTTCTAGTCGGGGTTGTTGCCGACCAGTTCCGACCACGCAGGGTGGTTTTTGGGATATAGGAATTAAAGCG